CAATTATTGCAAAGTCTGAGCGAACGGCTAATCAATCTACCCAAGAAGGAATTCTGGGCCGATCTGAAGAGTGGCGCGTTGGATGAATACAGAAGATACAAGTCATCGTTTAAGAAAGGGCGGGTACTGCGCCGGCATTTACGCCGAGGCCTGGACCGCTCTACGAGGCAATGGCTGGAATACCGTTACGGTATACGTCAGTTATTGTTTGACTATCAGTCGACATTGGCTCTCATTGATGAGTTGTCAAGGGAACGACGTCAACGATTTGTTGCTACATCAAATGCAACAAAAACCGTTACTATCAATCCCTCTGTGCACAATTGGGATGATGACCTTTACGGCATCAAAGCAATTGTCACTGGATCTCACACTGCAACCCTGCGTGTGACGTCTGGCTTACTAACCCAACCTCGATTGGGCGGGTTAGGACATACCATCAGTGCTACAGGATTGCTGAATTTGCTCCCTACAATTTGGGAGCTTACGAAGCTATCTTTTGTGTTTGATTGGATTATAGACATTGGAGGATGGTTGACGGCGATTTCGCCGAATATCACTTATGATGTTCTAGGATCTTGGTCGACCGTTGAGAAACGGATTACGACCACCCATACGGGCACGCTTTATGCGCAGCCCGCGGGCACTGCCGGTATTTACCGGTGGCTGAACAACACTCAACACATGCTTGTGTCTTCTTCTATAGCTAACGGTGTCGTGCACAGTCGCGATGTCTTAGTTACGAAGAAAAGGATTATAAATCCACAACGGAGCATCATTCCTAGGGTTAACCCACGGTTTGATGTTTCAAAAGCTCTAGATGCGGTATCATTAGTAACGCAAACTGCGTTACGCCTCTTCTAGTTCTATACATAAAAATAAATACATATAGAAAGGTAATAAGTCATGTCACAACCTAGTGTCATAACACTCGCTATCACGGACCCAGTCTCTGGTTTACCAGTTGATCAGGTCTACAATCGAATCAATCCTATTGGTGACAACGCAACGTTGTACCGACAAGTTGGTTCTGACCTCCGCACGCGTCGTGAGATCCGCCTCGAAGGCACTCTGCCTAAGAGAAACGGAAACTTCGCTGGCGTAACCCGTACATCTGTGAAGATTGTACGGACTGCAGAGGTTCCACTGTTGTCAGACACGCTGGCGTCTCCAGATACAACCGAGGCGCCTATAACCGTGAACATCCAGTTCAACACCCCTTCTGGGGTGGCTGAAGCCGAAATGTTGTACGGTATTCGGGAAGCTCGTGCTCTCTTGGAAGTCTATGAAGCCAATTTGTTGACGCTCAATACGATCTGCGAAGTTTAACCGCTAACGCGATTGAACTCGTAAGTCCAGCATACCATGAAAAGTATATTGGATGATCTGCATGAGCTGATCATTGACTTCGTTGACATCGTAAAGGATTATTTGGATTTTATCCTACCTTTTTAAGATGTCAGAATAGTCTACTTCCGATTTCATCGAAACAAATGATGAAATACAAGAAGAAAAACAAGAGCGCACAGCGCCGATTGCCTATGATGACGACGTTACCGAAACGGTTCCGTCAGCTCGTTCATAGTTATCTGATACAGGATTGCTCACACCTCCTAGATGATGGACTAGTGGACACTCTCGTTCAAGCTTTACGCGAGAACAGAGACCCTAAGAAGTCTATAGGACCTGAGTACGGCCTACAGAGTATATCGGAAAAGGGAGCAGATGCGCGGCATTACGCTGCGCGCGAGCTCGTTTGTCGATTCCAATCCAAGTATGTATCAACCGTCGATGCGGACAAGCTTCATAGCGAAGCCGTACAAAGATATGTTGATATCGACGCCACCTTGGTGTCGTCTACGCTTGGAGAAGGATCGATACGGCGTTTACGCCGAACCATTTCCGCCTTAATGGGGAAAGCCCCCACTTGGGTCGAATTGGGAAACCATGCACGACATGGTCCAGGTAGTAGTCGGAACATTCCATATAGCAAGCGACACGGTTTTTTCAAATACCGTATGCTGCCGTATGAGTGTAGTCCGACCGTTTTACCTGAACTCGTTAACTTGGTCCATAGTGATGACAGATGGCAAAACGCCGTTAGTCACGCGCTATGGGACGAATTTGGTATCATGCTGAGACATCCCAGTTGGGATGACGGCTATGATATCAAGTTGCCTTTTATAACTTCTACGTTATGCAGGGCTGTACGTTCAAACAAGTTGACGACTGTACCGAAAGATAGTTCAAAAAGACGAACTATCGCGAAGGAACCAACCTTCAACATGTTCTATCAGCTCGGTATGCATGAGGTGCTCTCAAGACGTTTACGTCGAAAGACACCCATTAACATCCGATCTGTCGAGCTTAATCGCCAACTTGCGCGGCTGGGCTCGATACATGGCGGACTGCGAAGTCCTGCCACGATAGACTTGTCGGAGGCCAGCGACAGGATTTCCCTGGAGCTGGTTCGGACCCTCTTACCTCTAGATTGGCTCAAACTGTTAGAAAGTGTTCGCTCTGAATTTATTGAGCTGCACGATCGCAGTTTGCTTTTAAATAAGTACGCCAGTATGGGTAACGGTACGACCTTCGTTGTTCAGACTATCATCTTCTATAGCCTATGCATCGAAGCATATGAGCTAGCACGACATCCCTTTGATAGGGATACAGTCGTGTTCGGAGATGATATCATAGTTCCTCGTTTAGTTGTGCCTCACTTGCTCAACCTACTCGGTCGAGTGGGAAGTGTGGTTAACACGGATAAGTCCTTTTGGGACGGACCCGTTCGAGAGACCTGTGGACGTGAATACTATTGCGGGACTGACATTAGACCAGTCTTTTTTCGAAAAGATTACGATAATGACCTGCAATCCTTAATCGCGCTGCGAAACCTTTTATGGTTATGGCAGCTGCGCGTCGACGTTCCGTTGACGGAGACAATCAACTATATCGATTCGTTTCTGATCAATGTGCCTTCTGTACCAGCCAACGAGAATTACTCGTCCGGTTTATTTACAGAAGTTTGGGCACCTCTAAAAGAGGGTGTCCATTACAAAACGCTCGTATTCACGGAGAGAAATAAGCCCCTACCTATTCGCTGTCAAACTGACTTTGAATTTGGTAAGCTATGTTCTCATCTGAAACCCCAGCAGGGTGCTACACGCACGAAGACCATCCGATTTAACAAGCCGGATGTTTTCTTCCCCGTTCCTCTGTTAGAGGATTCACCCATTGGTGGCAGTGTTTTCGCCATCAGTGGTACAGGGACTGCTAAGGTACGATGTTCAACCGCGCCATTCCGCTATACGGATTTATTCGCATAGTGGGGGCGCGGGAAATAGACATGTGGTCCGCCCGTAAGGGCTCGCCATGTGTACTTGAGGGGC